TCCTTCGAGAAGGCTCCAATACAATAGTTGCGATGGGGAGTCATAGTCTTGCGGGTGAAGGTGGCCTTGGATACGGTGCCCTTTGTGCCTTCAGCGGCCCAGGCGGCGGTGATGGAGCCGGCGCCTACCAGAGGGAGGGAGCCAACCAGGTCACCGAGCACGGTAGCACCGAGCTGGGCAACAACGAGGCGATCTTTCAGACCGTCGATGTAGCGGGGCTGCATCTCGCTCTTGGCGTAGCCACCATCAGCGTTGGTGGTAGCATTCTGGCCGGCGGACGCACGGAGAAACGAGGGGATCACAAAGCCCTGGCGGGAGAAGCCCAGGCGCGTATATTCCTTGGCGCCCTCTTCTGCGGCCGCAGCCTCGAGGCCAGTGAGGTTCTTTTCAACTGCCTCGCGGATAAATTTGGTGATGGAGAAGGAACGGCCCTCCTCTTTTTCAAGTTCGTGGAACTTTTTCTCAGCGGTTCGTTTGGCGGCCTGTTCATTCAGCTCGGCAACGTTCAGTTCCTCCAGGAGGCTCTTCACCTTTGCCACGGCAGCGTCAACGGCATTCTGATCTTTGAGGTCCACGGCGTTCAGCTCAAGCTGAGCAGATGCGAGATCTCTGCGAATTTCTGCAATTTTACGCATAGTGTTTTGGATTATTGGGTTATACATAGTGCAGCTTGTGCCGCTGCCTTAATTACTTCAACTTTGTTGGCGTTCTCTGCGCCACGGTCTTCCGGCTGATCTTGCGGACTTTTGGGCGCCGCCTGGGCGCGGAGTTCCTTCAGCTCATCTTCCTCGGGGTCTTCGCCCTTCTTGGTGGCATTGGGGTTCGCCGGGATATTCACAACGGAAATCTCCAGCAGCTGCTGGCCGTTGTAGTAGTATGTCTCATTGGGCTCGCCGGGGCCCTCGTCGCCTTTACCCCAGGCTCCACCGCCAAGGGGAAGGAATCCGACAGACACGGCGTTGATGCTGCCAAAGAGTACCTTCTGGTAGACCTTCTCGGCCAGCTCATTAAAGGATGCCGGCTCAAAGGTGATGTCTACAAGCAGCTGCTTACCTTCGACGTATGCACGGCCCTTGCCGATTACAAAGTCGACGTCTTCAGGTTTCCAGCCGCCATAGATATTGTGGTTATACCCTATGATGGGATTCTTCTCAAAGCGGGAGAGATCCCAGCCTTCAGGGTTGAGCACGGTGTGGGCACTGTCGCGTGAACCGTCAGAAGCGACGAAAGTAACCGTGCGGGTCTCTTTGTCCACGCTTCTTATCTCAGCTGCGAATGATCTTACTTTAATCTTGCTCATAGTGCATTATTTATTGTCGTTGTCGTTTTCTTTGCCCACTATGCCGCTGTTGAGCGGATAGAGGAATTCATCCAGGCCGTCCTTATGCGTGAAGCCCTCAAGCTCTCGCACCTCATTGCGGGACATATACCCGTCCAGGATGGCGTTGTGGTAGAACTGGGCGCGGTCCTTGGTATTGCCGCGAAGCAGGCCGTCCAGGTTGAACTTCACACTGTAGCGGTCGGCGTCGTCGCCCAGGAAGAGTTTTGATTCCAGTTCGTCTTCCAGTCTCTTCACCGTAGGGCGGAGGGAAAGCTGCACAAACTGGATGTTTTGCTCTTCGATATTGCTATAGGTAGCGTGGGAGAGCTCGCCCAGCAGATGGGGCGGCAGGTTAAGGATGCGGGCGATATCCTGGATCGAGAGCGTCTCGCTCTGGATAAGCTGCGCTGCCACCGGATCCACGGAAAGCTGTTTGTATTTGACGCCGTATTCAAGCAGCGGGGTGTCAAAGTTGCCCGCGCTGTGCTTGTAGTGCTTCATAAACTGCACATAGTCGTCGTCGCCCATATGGCTATCCATCTCAAGCACGCCGCGGATGTTCCCGCCCTTCTCGTAGAAGTCGGAAGAGAACCTCTCGGTGGCCAGCGACTTGCCCAGGGCCATCGCATTGCGGATGATGGGGTTTTCGCCCTTGATGCCGTTCAGCGTGAGCAGCATAAAGTGGAGCATCTCATAGTCGGCATACGTGCCGTTCATCCACTGCAGCTGCGGATCCATCTGTGATACCTGGTACCATTTGCGACCGTCCGCCAGCACAATGCGAACACAAGAGGGGTGTACCTGGTACAGCGCTTCCGGCACGCCGGCGGGGCCCCACTTGATGATCGCATAAGCGTTACCCCAGCCGTCAAGCCAGGTATTGATACAGTTCCAGAAATCAAACTTGTTGGTATAGGAATTAGGCTTCTGATTGATCAGACGGAAAGCCGGATGCTCCGGGGCGTCTATCCACCCGTCGGGAGTCTTGAGTTTCACGCTCTTCGGGAAAGAGGCGATGTTCTCGCTGCGGATACGTATACCCGCATACAGGGCGGTGATATTCAGGGCGGAGTGATTGTTGATGGAGACACCGAATGTGGGGGGACCGGCGGCGTCCCCCTTGTACGGCACCACGTTCACGTCTGGGGACCGGCGCTGTGCCATCCATCTGGATATGCGTTCAAATATGGGCATTCGCATCCTTTTGGCGCGAAATTACCCATATTATACACGTCTGGCGGGGACATTTGTCCCTTTCTGCAGGGACATTTGTCCCTTTTTAATGGTGGCGGTACAGGTATTTCCGGAAAGCGGAAAAGGAAGGGAAGAGCAAGTTGCCATACTCTTGCCGGAATTCCTTCTCCATTTGGTCGTATATCTCCCGCATAGATGCGTAGCCTCCGGAGAGCCGGTTCCTCTGCAGACGGGACCAGTACACGTCCAGGAATCCCTCACGGGTGACCATCTTCTTTATTTCATCCATAGATTGATTCATTTTAATTCTACCATAGCGCCTTCCAGGGAACCGATGAGCAAATCAATAGCCTGACGGTATCCCTCAATCTTGCCCAGGTAGTATTGCTTTAATTCTTCATCTTTCGTATTTGGCAAGACATTATTCTCCAAGATCTTCATTCGCTTCTGGAGAACGGCGGCAGCTATCGTGCTCTTGCTCATTCCTCCGGCGCTTCGATTTGCTTTACCGCATCATCGCTCGCAATGCCCGTACCGACAACCAGGGACTTGAGCGAACCCACATTCTCCATCCGGTTGAAGGTCTTCAGGGCGTCAACCTGAACCTTGCAGATCTCTATGATCTTCCCGGAAATATCCACAATTCTCTTTGCCTGGTCGAGCGATACCTTCTCATTCTCGGAGGCCTCCGGATCCGAGAGATTCTTTACACCTTCGAGGGTTTCAAAAAGATGCGACTTGAGCGCATCCAGCGACACTTTATTGTTTGCCATTATCTTTTATCTTTTTGTTGTACATAGTTATAGAGCGCTTCACCGCGCCGCGTAGCCGGATCACCGCCTGCAGATCTTCCGGATATCTGGCCACCAGCGAGTTCTCGTTTTTAAGCTGGTCGGCACGGGAGATGATATACAGGTTGTCGATAGCGACATTCAGAGGATTCCGATCCTTGAACTGGATGTTATATCCTTTGGGGATGGGGCCGTGGTGCTCCTCCCAAATCATCCGGTGCTTCAGGCGCCATTTGTTCGGATCCGCCACCTTTACCTTGACGTAACCGTCAGAAGACACCACTTCGCTTCCGACAGGCAGGCGTGTCGTCGGAACATTTCCCTTTTTAAACATCGTGGGGGCACATTTCGCATATTGCTCCGGCGACATTTTCTTGCCCTTGGTGGCGGGCACGTGACCCTTCGGAAACCTGGTGGCCAGCGAGGCCGGATGGGAGGCCATCTGCTTGCCGCAGAGGGTGGCTATCTCCGGAGGGCGGCTCAGCCCGAGAGCCTTCGCTTTATTATAGACCTGACGCAGATCGCACCCCAGCCGGTCGGCGATCTCTTTGGCGAAGAGCTTTGGAGAGGGATACAATTCCCTCAGCAGCTCCACCTCCCTGTCGGTCCACTTTTTCCTTTTCATCTCTCGCAGTAATGTTTTTTGGTCCACAGCTCACAAACTTTTCTGCAGTCCGAGAGGACCTCGTTGCGCGGGGTTTTGCAATCGCGGTTATGGCAAACCCAGCAACAGCAGTGAGCCATCAGCTCAAATGCCCTCGCTCTGGCGCCAGGGGCGCCAATGAATGTTACCGCGTAGGTAATGCCATAGCGGCAGGTAACTGATTTTGTTTCGGTCACGGCAGTATCTCCTTTATTCGTTTTAGATCTCTGGGTTCCAGTTATCCACCTCTTCTATGTGAGCATTCACGGTGCGAAGGGTGTGATCTTTATATGCTTCACCGGTGTCACCGGTGGTCTTATTTAGCCATCCGCCGATGGCATCCACCAGCGCGACAACGCCGTCTATTTTATTCCGGCTGCGGGCCTTATCCAGTTTGATGTTCGCATTGGGATCGCGGTATATAACCACGTTCCGGAACATCCACCGGATGACCGGATTGCCGAGGAAGTTCAAGGAATGCTTCAGTACCCGGCTCTCTAAATCCTTGGTGGGTACCGACATATAGCGGATATCCTGCCGGTATTCCATCAGCACGTCTTCATACTTGCCGAAGCGCCCTTTAAGGTCCCACATTCCCCAGGGGTCAAACGCTATGCAGCGGACCTTATATGGCTCCAGGGCGTTGAATATCTGGGCCAGCCACCAATCTTCGTCAAGCACCCTGCCGGGGCAGACGGTGAGCCAGCCCTGCTCTACCCATAGCCGGTAGTCCACCACGTCGGCCACGCCCTGCTTCTCCTGGATCTTACTCTCGGGGACCGTGAAGATGTAGCGTACCACCTGGTATTTCGGGAAGAACAGCGCAGTGGCGGTAAGGTCGCCCTTGGATGCAAGGTCTATACCTACGTAGCAGTCTTCGCCTTTGAGTTGTTCGATGTCGAAAGAGGTGCTGTTTGCGGCCACGTCGTCATCGGATATCCAAACCTCCGGGGCATCCACCCACATATTGAGGTTTTTCGTCTGGAAAGCGGCCAAGACGCTGCCGCCCTTATCCTTCGCTTCCTGGCATTCATCCTCCATATATTTCCGGCCAAGGGAGATACCAAAGTTTGGATTCACCTTTGCCCAGGTGGCCGGATCATCCCAGGCGTCGCCCTCATCCGGCTCGTAGAGCATAATGAAGTGATTGTCCTTCTGCTTTATTCCCAGCATCACCTGCCGGAGGAATTCCAGGTCCCGGAAATACGGATAAGAAGTATCGGTGCCAGCTGTGGAGATGGAGAAAATCAGCGGCTGGCTCCGGGCGCCGATACCGGTCTTCAGGACTTCGTATATCTCATTCGTTTTCCAGGCGTGCCGTTCATCGCAGATGCCGCAATGGATATTGAGACCGTCTTTGTTCTTGGTATCCTTGGAGAGTGGCTTGTAGGCCGATGCTGTATCTTCCACCACGATGGATCCTTTCCGGAATACCCTCACATAGTCGGCCAGCTCGGGCACGTTACGGATAAGCTCGGCGGATGCGTCGAAGCAGATCTTTGCCTGGGCCTTATCGACCGCAGCCGCATAGACTTCAGCGGCGCTCTCGCCATCGAATATGAGCATATAGAGAGCAATGGCCGCGGCAAAGGTGGTCTTTCCGTTTTTGCGGGGCACATACACATCGGCGTAGGTGTATTTCCGGCGCTTGGTTGCTTTGTACTTCAGGCCAAAAATGTTTGCCAGGCAGAAGAGCTGCCAGGGCTCCCAGGTCAGCGGCTTGCCGGCAAACTCGCCCTTGAAGTGCTTAAGCATCCCGGTGAACCTCACCACCCGCATAAAGGCGGATTTATCAAAGTACAGATCCTCCCGCTCCAGGTCAGCATACCACCGCTCCACCGCCTTGCGAATCATTATGCAGGACGGCAGATCGCCTGAGCGCACGGCGGCAGCGTAGTTATGGACCTGGGAAAGGGGGCTCAATCTTACTTTAAATTTTTGCGGTTTTCGAAGGCGCTATCTATTTCTTCTTTGACCGAAATATGCCAGCAATGAGGCTGATCAGGAATATAAAGCCGTAGGTCTCCCAGAACGACAGCTCCGGCCAGCCAAAAAACTTTGGCGCCAACCAATTCCAAACCAGCATAACAACCCAGTTAAACAGGAGGGTAAATCCTATCGCAACAATAGTGGCTATTCCGTAGCCGATAATCTTTTCAAGTGTTTTTGTTTTCATTTAATGATTTATGATTTCTTGTTCATCCACCGCGTCGGCATCATCCATCAGAACTGCGGCAAACATAGCCTTGATTCCTTTGGTCTTCGGATCCTCCACTGCCAGCTTCAGGCGCTGCCGGTCCACCGGCGAAAAACCGAAATTGGAGCCTATCTTCAGCAGTATTTCAGCAGCCTTATCCCGCTGCTTTACGGCGGGGTTTGATACTACCACCGGATTCCCCTTCTTATCCTTCAGGACCATTGTGACACCTTCCTTCTTGATGCTTTCGCAGCAGGATATGAAATGATCATATTCCACAGCGTAGATAAGCAGCTGCTGACAGAAAGCCTCCTCCAGCAGATTTTGGGCGGCCACCCTTTTACAGAGAGCCCAGTAGATCCCGCGGGCGCGCTTGGTGGCACCCTGGAGACCGGAGACCTGGCACTGCTCGCCCACCTTGTCTATGGGTATGGGCACGCCGATGGTAGACGACGGCCGTTGCCGGTCGCGCCTGTCGGTCCCCCGGAGATCCAGGAGCTCCTGTGGAAGTGGCTTTCTACCCCTCATCGAATAGACTCGGTATTTCCAATTCCTCCAGGATCCTGTCAACCTTCGTCTCGCACTGGATCGACCTCGCCAGGGCGTCCTGTGATTTGGTTTCGAAGTATTCCTTTTGCCATCGGCGCATCTCCCGCACCTGCTTTACTAGATTTTCGTAGATTGTCATACGGCTAGATATTAAAATACTCCCCTGACTCGCTGCATTGTCAAATGCTGTTCGCCAATGTGGAGCCAGATCGTATCATCACACTTTCTTCGATTGCGGTCGGTAAGCGAAATCTCCACCGCCGCCCAGCGTTTGTTCTGATTATGGAGATATGTCTGTTGCTGGGATATCTCCCCGAGCAGATGATCAAGGTCGCCCTCATATACAAGGTGGCACAGGAGGCGCTCTTTACAGAAGTCCATCAGGGCATCTTCCATCTTAGGCCGCCCAGCGATAGAGTAGGCATTTGAGACAAACCATTGTGTGTTGACGGTTAATTCATCCATAGCATTTACTTGATAAGAAGCAGGGCTATCGCCCCGGTTATATTATACAGCCGCTCCCGCCGGTTGGAGTGATACAGTTCCGACGATCGCTCCCTTTGGTATGCGCCAGCTTCCCTCGCTTTCCTTTCCTTTGAGTCCCAGGCTACTTTCATTGTGCTGCTTGCTTCAAGGCTCCATCCGCTCCCGTGGAGACGGATGGAGACCGGTTAAGATTTATTCGAGTTTCAAAAGCGTGACCGCCCCCACCTGACACGCGTAGCTCACGCCGGGGCTGTCCAAGTACCGGTACGTACCGTCGAAGATCCAGGCGTCATTGGCGCTGTACCGCTGGGCCCACCAAGACGGCTTCTCGCCCGTCCAGCCCCATCGGCGATACCAGTCATTTCTACCGGCGATCAGGCAGATTGCGTCGTCAAAGCCGTCAATTTCAGCGTCAAAGATGTCGAGCACTTCACGCCGGGTCGGGAGGCGGAATGCCAGGTCGGCGCCGCCGCCGGTATATGCCGCGGCAAGCTTCACGGCAGCGTCGTAGGTGTACTCCTTATCGCTCAGGGTCTTGCTGACCAGCAGCACATCCCTTGTCTCGTTTCGGACGATGGCGACGAGCTGCGCCCTCATCGGGTCCTCATCCTTCGCCCAGCCGGCCATCTCTACCAGGGAGCCGTCGGAAGGGTCGACAATCATCACGTGGTATCTGCCCGGTGCGGGCTTCTCGAAGGATACCGGCTTCATCTCGCTGATGTTCATCTTGCGTGTTGTTTTTGTTGGTTGTATCTTGTGGCCGGGGGCGGACTTGAACCGCCCATCTCCATTGCCGCCGTTGCTTGCAAACCCTTTATACCGATCAGATTTGCGGCAGCCTGGCGCTTATACCCTTATACTACCAGCCTTGCTGTCTGCCCCCCCCCGGCGGAGTCGAACCGCCTAATCTCCCAGGCCCTCTGGAGCGACCGCCTTGCGGCGGCTATTGCGGGTGCGGCCTATCCTGTTTAGCCGCGTATGGGGGAGGTGCCGTCTTTCCGTGCTGCCAGCCAAGT